ATTAAGTATCACTTACCACGGGAGAAGTTAGATGCCTTACAGAAATAAAGCAGACCGAAAGAAACAAGTAAACAACCCTGTAGATAGTCCAGAGTTCAGGCGTCGTATGGCGCGACAGGAAGCTAGACGTGAAATGGACAGGACAGGTAAAGACGCTAACAAGAATGGCAAAGCAGACAAGCGAGAAGGCAGGGATGTTAGCCATAACAAAGCCCTAGCACAGGGCGGCACTAACAAGGACGGCGTGAAGGTGGAGAGTGCGAGTGCCAACCGTAGCCGCAACTTAAAGAAACCACCTGTTGCGAGACAGAAGAAGTCTACCAGACGTTGAGCCTGATGCGTCTTTAAAAAACGTGCCCTGTATCCTCCAGTTATAGGGTGCAAAAATCAGGTTAGTCCAGAGGTAGTTCATACCGATATCGCAGACCTAGCCCTATCTGTGGACGAAGCAGGGCTACTACCGAGGAATATAGATGGAAATTTACCAGAACAAGGCGTTGCTCTTGCGACTCCGCAACCCTAAAAAAGTAACGACAGTCATACCCAAAAGTAAGCAGTTACCTGATAACAAAGTAATGGTTAACTGGGGTATCGATGAGGCTCAAGTACTTAAAAATTTAAACATCAAAGTACCTTCCCCGATTGAAGGGAAGTACAAGTGGACGGGTAAGTACACGCCGTTCGAGCATCAGAAAACGACTTCTTCCTTTCTTACGTTAAACAAACGTGCCTTCTGCTTCAACGAGCAGGGTACCGGCAAGACCGCTAGTGCTATCTGGGCGGCAGACTATCTTATGAACGAAGGGCACATTAAACGTGCACTAGTGATATGCCCCCTATCTATCATGGATTCCGCGTGGCGTAACGATTTATTTACATTTGCGATGCACCGAACAGTAGACGTGGCTTACGGGCCAGCAGCAAAACGGCGGGGCATAGTTAATAACGGTGCTGACTTCGTGATAATAAATTATGACGGGGTAGAGATCGTATCAGAAGCTATAGCCAACGGTGGGTTTGACCTGATTATTGTTGATGAGGCGACTCATTATAAGAATGCACAGACCAAGCGATGGAAGACGCTTAACGCATTACTCACGCCAGATAAATGGTTGTGGATGATGACGGGTACTCCCGCAGCTCAGAGTCCCCTCGATGCTTATGGTATAGCCAAACTTGTTAACCAGTCAGCGGTACCAAGGTTCTTCGGGTCATTCCGCGACCGAGTGATGACAAAGATCACCAATTTTAGATGGGTGCCGAAAGACGACGCAACCGATACGGTGTACAGGGTTCTCCAACCGGCTATCCGGTTCACCAAAGAAGAGTGCCTAGACCTACCCCCTATGGTGTATGTAAAACGGGAAGTTGAACTTACCAGACAACAGATTAAATACTATAAGTTGTTGAAAGATCGTATGGTCATGGATGCAGCGGGAGAGCAGGTAACTGCCGCCAATGCAGCGGTTAACATGAACAAGTTACTACAAATATCTTGTGGTGCAGTCTACACCGACAAGGGTGAGGCACTAGAGTTCGACATCAAGCATCGGTACAAAGTGCTGCGAGAAGTTATTGACGAGTCCAGTAAGAAAATCCTTGTTTTCGTACCTTTTAAACACGTTATAGATATGCTAGTGGAGAAGCTAGAGAGCGACGGGATTACGACAGCAGTAATCAGGGGTGATGTTCCTGCCCCTAAACGCACGGAAATATTTAAACAGTTTCAAACCCTCGAAGACCCTAAAGTTTTAGTGATCCAACCCCAAGCAGCAGCGCATGGTGTAACCCTTACGGCTGCAAATACAGTGGTGTGGTGGGGGCCAACCAGTTCACTAGAAACGTACGCACAGGCCAACGCTCGGGTACACAGATCAGGTCAAGACCACAAGTGTACCGTCGTTCAGTTGCAGGGATCGGCTATAGAAAAGCACGTCTATAGAATGCTTGATAACAAAATAAACATACATACAAAAATGATCGACTTATACAACGAAATACTTGCGTAATAGATCCAAGTACATTATATTCAACAGTTCGATAAGTGAAGGAGATCGAAATGAGTGAAGATAGTACTTTGTCTTTGGAGAAGCTGACTAAAGTTTATTTGAAGATGACTGCTAAACGTACTGAGTTAAAGAGTGCATTTGACGCAGAGTACAATTTGCTGACGCAAGAACGGGATAAGGTGAAACAAGCCCTACTTAACTACTGCAAAGAGAATAACGTGGACAGTCTTAAAACTCCAGAAGGTTTGTTTTATCGTTCAGTTAAGCAGAGTTATTGGACGAGTGATTGGGAATCCATGTACGAATTTATACTTGAGAACGAAGTACCTGAGTTCTTCGACAAGCGCCTTAACCAAAAGAACGTACGCCAGTACTTAGAAGAAAACCCCGATAAGCTGCCGAAAGGTTTGAACTCGGATTCATCATACACACTTTCTGTCAGGAGACCGAAAAAATGAGTAGCCCCTTTGTCCCTATTGCAGATGTCGCAGAACACTTCAAGGTAAACCAAGCCACAATACGAGGCTGGTTGAAACAAGGGATAATTCCCGAAGACACGTATATCCACATCGGTTCCACCTACAGGTTTAACTTAGCTGCCATTACGGACGCGTTAACCACAGCGAAAAGCGAAGAAGGTAAACCTGCCACATGGAGCGATGTTAGCGATAACGAGGGATCTACCCCGTCATTAGAAACAGATGAAGATTATTGATGGGTGAGATGATAAAAAGAATTAGCATACGCAACCGTCAGTTCGATGGTTTGCCAGAAATGGCAAAAGATTCTGTAAATGTGATCGTGGTTGGTATAGCCTATATGTCCCGTATTTATTACGCGGATGATTACAACCCTAGCAAGGTTGCTTTACCAACTTGTTGGTCTTCAGATACAGATTCACCCGCTACTGATGTTCCAGTAGAGCAAAGGCAAGCGGGACGGTGCTTAGATTGTGTTAACAATATAAAGGGTTCAGGGAAAGGGCAAAGCCGCGCATGTAAATTCGTGCAACGACTAGCCGTAGTTACGGAGGATGATCTGGAAACAGTTTATCAACTACAACTTCCTTCTAATTCTATATTTGGTGACGCAGTTGGGGTAAACATGCCACTACAAGCCTACGCTAGGTACTTAGAGGCACAGAATACCCCGATAGTCGCTGTGATAACGAAGGTCTTTTTTGACCCTAGTAGCGACATACCAAAACTCTTCTTCAGACCTATACGTCCGTTGGAAGAGCAGGAGTACGAAGCCGTACAGAAAATGATGAAGCATCCAGATACTATGAAAGCAATTACTTTCAGCGTAGTGCCAGTGGAGGACGCGGGTGTGTCACCTTTTTCAGAAGTTGACGGTTTTAATTTTAATGACTGAATGTTTGGAGAAACATATATGAATTACAAGATTGGAAATGTAGAAGCACTTTACCCACGTATTAATAAGACGTACAAGTTTGACAGTGGTGAGAACCGCAGTGTTCCATGCGATCCATTGGATGATGGTGCTGCATACGAAATGTCTTTCAAGATGAATCAAGATCAAGCCAAAGCACTTATGTCTGCTATGGCAGCTTTCTACAAAGAGAAACGTGAGGCGAAGTGGCCTGAAAAATTCCCTATGCCTTTTACAAAAGACGATGACGGTATGTACATCGGCAAAGCAAAACTTAAAGGGGCGTACGGTAAAGACGCTACCAATAAGCCCAAGCAATACGATGCCAAGAACAAAGAGTTACCAGAGGACTTCCAGTTAACTTCTGGCAGTACGGTAAACCTTGCGGTTGTCTTGGTGCCCTACAGCATGGCAAGTGCTGGGGTATCGTTGCGGTTACGTGCGGTTCAGGTAACTAAGTACCTGCCTGTACAAGTTGCGTCTCCCTTTGATTCTGTAGACGGATTTAATGTTGATGATATTGCAGAGGAAGATGAGAATCCTTTTGCAGAGGTCGAAACCGAAAGCAGTTCGGTGGTAGAAGTTGATAGTGATATCGATGACGCATTTGATGAACCAGCAGAAGAACCTATCGAAGAACCGAAGAAGAAAGCGGCCAAAGTTAAAACGGCTGCACCGAAAGAGAAAGAAGATCTGAGTGAACTTGTTGATGCTTGGGACGACTAGTCCCAATTAATTTGGGTCTCTTCTAGAAGAAGCCCATTCATTAACAGTACCCACGGCTAGACTAGTCGAAGAGGGCGTAGCAATGCCCCTGCCGTGGTGTCTTTCGGATCTATCTTATGGAAACAGCAATATTTTTAAAGGAGGCGCTACCAGAGAGTGGATCGTATTGTGTTTTTGCATCTAACACATCTGCGGATAGAAGGAGCCAACAGTTCTTTGACTCTGTAGATGACGTGGTTGATGCAGCACAGGATTTAGATACCAAGGGGTATGATGTTTATTTTGCGTTAGCTAGTTTTAAAGAAGCCAAATCCCGCAAAGTAGATAACGTACAGCATCTAAAATCATTTTTCCTAGACCTCGATTGTGGCCCATCCAAAGATTTCGTATCGCAGACAGAAGCGTTAGCACAACTTAAAGTGTTTTGTAAGCAGCTTCAACTACCTCGCCCTTTGCTGATTAATTCTGGACGCGGCATCCACGTATATTGGGTGTTGTCAGAAGCAGTACCCTTAGATGACTGGTTGCCAGTGGCACTCAGGCTAAAGCAGTTATGTGCAGAGAACAACTTTCTAGCTGACCCCGCAGTTACAGCGGATGCAGCACGGGTATTACGTATACCCAGAACCCACAACTACAAACCCGAAATTCCCGCAGAGGTTGATTTCGTAGGTACCCACCTACCGACCTTAGTTGACTTTGATTTATTTTCAAGGCTGCTTGGAAATGACTTGATACCAGTTCCCACAAAAAGATTTGATGGGGCTAACGCCGTAATGAACGCGGCGTTGTCGAACCGTGAGTATCGGTTCAAAGACATACTACTCAAGACGAGCCAAGGGGAAGGGTGCGCCCAGATACAGAAAGCACTAACCAACCCTAATGGAGTTTCGGAGCCTATATGGCGTGGGATGCTATCGGTGTTAAAAGCCTGTAGCGATGGGTCAAGAGAGAAGGCACACAAGATATCGAAGGGTTACGACGGTTATGACCCTGAAGAGACTGATTCAAAGTGGGATAACTTAACGTCCGACAAACGTTATACCTGCGTTAAATTCGAGGAGACTGAACCAGAAACGTGTTTACAGTGTCCAAATAGGGGCAAATACAGGTCACCTTTGCATATCGGTAAGCGCGTTAGAGAAGCTACAGAAGAGGAAAATACGGTCGAAGCACCTGCTTTAGACCTACCTAATGCACCGGTCAATACCTATGTAATACCTAAGTATCCGTTCCCATATATTAGAGGTACGAACGGGGGAGTTTACATACGGTCACAAGATTCGGAAGGAAACGAAAACGAAGAACGGATTTACCACAACGATATCTATATTGTTAAGCGCATCGTAGATTTAGAGTTAGGTGAATCTGTAGTGGTACGTCTGCATCTACCTAGAGACGGTGTACGGGAGTTCACTCTGCCTTTAACGGCAGTTACATCTAAGGAAGAACTTAGAAAGAACATGTCCATGCACGGGGTAGCTGTTTCAAGAGTGGAAAAATTGATGGAATACATCACAACTTGGGTAAATGAACTACAGGAGAAGGAAGTGGCCGATAAAGCATATAGACAATTTGGTTGGATAGACGATGAGGCAACAGGGTTTGTACTGGGTAACCAGATGATCCTGAAAGATGAGGTGGTATTTAACCCACCTTCTAAGGCTACAGCGGGTATGTTCCCCGCATTTGAACCGCAGGGTACGTTAGATGAGTGGCGAGAGGTAATTAACTTTTACAATAAGCCGGGATTTGAATTACATCAGTATGCTACTTGTACTGGGTTTGGATCTGTCTTGATGCAGTTCATAGATGATATCGCTTGTTCTGCATTACATCTTTACAGTAAGGAATCTGGCTTAGGTAAAACAACCGCCATGAAAGCATCTGCGTCTATATGGGGTGACCCAGCAGAGTTAGTGATTAACGAGCAGGATACGCACAACACCAAGATGAATCGTTCTGAAGTACTGCATAACCTACCGCTGCTCATTGACGAGTTGACTAATGCAAAGAGTGAAGCGTTGAGTACGTTGGCCTTGCAGTTCACCACGGGTAAGCAGAGGGGTAGGCTTATTAGTGGGGGTAACGCAGAGCGGTTGCGGGGTGAGTCTTGGAGTCTTCTTGCGTTGACGACGGGGAACACCAGTATCATAGAGCGTATCCGTATGAAGAAGGATAATCCAAACGCCGAAGCGCAAAGGATACTTGAGGTACGTGTTGAGAAGATGTTTACCGGTTCTAGTAGTAAGGAAGAGACCGATGATTTCAGCCGTGCGTTAGGTAAGTGCTACGGGCACGCGGGGCCAGTATTTGTGCAGTATGTCATCAACAATCTGGACGAGGTTAAGCGGTTGGTACGGGAAATCCAGATTCGTATCGATAAGAAAGCAGGGTTGTCTTCAGAAAACCGATTCTGGTCAGTACATGCAACACTTACTTTGGCAGG